GCCGAAGGCAATAGATGCTTGCACTCCGGTATTGATAAGTGCCGGTATCATCACCACTGTGAGCAGGCTGCCGATATGCTCAATAATTGGCCCGATGGTGGGCCAATTCGTCTTCATCCATTCAACAGCGGTGTTCACTGGGCCAATGGCCTGGGCTAACCGCTGCCAAGCCGACACGGCCGTTTCGGTTACGTTGGTGATAACCTCACCCATCTTATCAATCCCATCGGCCAGGGCCGCCCCCGGTGTAGCCACCTCGGGAATAGTGAGTTCGGGCATCGCTAAGTTCCCAAACATATCAGCCAGGCCCATCTGTTCCTGGACTTGGTGCACCTCATCGAATGACTGTACGCCGCCCGATGCCGCCTCCTCGGCCAATTCCAGGGCCCCAGCTAGGCCCTCTTGAGCGCTGGCGGCGCTTTCGGCGGCTGACGCTACGCCCTCCACTTCCTCGGCCATTTGCGAGGCGCCCCGGAATGTCTCCAGGGCGGAGGCCGCCGCGTCTTTAAGCCCGTCAGCTAGCCCCAATACAGCTTCTGCCGCCCCACTCATCCCCGGCACTATCCAGGACATGGCCGCGAAAACCATGCCAACGCCCCGGACAATTAGGCTGGCGGAGTACATCACTGCCGCGCTGATGCCAGCCCATACGCGACTAGCAACTCCGGCAAATTGTTCCCAGTTGGCCGCAAGGTACAGTGTCGCAACAGCTAGGGCCCCCAGGCCAAGCACCGTGAGCTTGGCGGGCCCGCCTGCAATGTAAACCAGTGTCTCACCGAGCGTTGCGGCCCCAAGCCGCCAGCTTTCATATGCAAAAGCCAGGTTGCCGATAAAGCCCGCAAGCACCCCCGAGAAAGCTATGGTGCCAGCCATGGTGCGATTAAGCAGGGCCAGCCCCAGCATCGCCGGCCCGATGGCCGCAGTAAGCAGGAGTAGGTTGCCAGTCACTAGCCGGACGGGAGCGGGCAATTTGGCGAAATTCTCCGCAGCCCGCCTAAGCCCGCGGTTCATGGAACCCAGCAGGCTAAATATCTTGTTAAACGTCCCCTCCAACGCCTCTCCGAGCACCTGCAAGGTATTAACCAAATAATTGCGTTGCTTTGCCAACCACTTAGCCCAGGTGGCAAACCGCTTCTCCGCCTTTTGGACTAGCTCAATATTTTCTGCCCATGACTTGTTGCCGATCTCCATGGAGCGTCTAAGCAAGTCGCCGGCATTAGCGACAGACAGGAAGCCCTTGATCAACCGCTCGTCAGCTATCCCTAGGTGTCTAAGTATTGCAAACGCCTTATCTCCAGAACGCCCCAGCCCCTCAACAAAGCGCGTGAACGTTTCCCCGGCGTCATCACGCCAGGCCACAGCAAACTCAGCCGCACTCATCCCGGCGGTTGCCGCAAACATGGCCAGCCGATCATCACCCAGGGCCACCGACTCCGTCATGGCCCTCAGCACCTTGGAGACAGCTGTACCACCGGCCTGGGCCTCGATGCCTACCGATCCAAATGCACCGGCAATAGCCATTACTTGCGGGGCAGTGAGGTTGGCAATCCGGCCGGTAGCCGCTATGCCTAGCGAGAATTCCACTATCCTTTGTTCATTTGTGGCCAAGCTGTTGCCGAGGGCAACCACAGCCGAACCATAGCGATCAAAAGATCGCTGGCCAGTGCCCATGATATTGTCGATCTGCGCAAGACTTGTTGCCGCCGCGTCGGCGCTTAGTTTCGTGGTAGCCCCAAGCAGGGCCATGGTTCTGGTAAACTCGGCGATGTTAGCCGTTTGAATGCCTAGTTGTCCAGCGGTTTCGGCAACAGTCGCCAGTTCTTGGTGGGTAATAGGAATAACGTCTGCCATCTCTCGCAATTGCTTTTCAAGCTCGGCAAATTGTTCCTCGGTGGCATCCACTGACTTGCGCACCCCAGCAAACGCATCCTCCCAGTCCATGGCCGCTTTCCCCACGGCCGCAAACCCCGCAAGGATAGGGGCGGTGACGCCCATACTCCACCGCTTGCCAATTCGCTCCATGTTCCTGGCCGAACGCATGAACTCCCGTTCCGTCGTCCTAACGGATCTGGCCGCGCGGCCCATGGTGCGTTCAAAGTCCGTCGCGGACGCTGTAAGCACAATTGCTAAGCTCCCTACTGTGGCCACGCCGTCACCTCCCTGCCAACGAGAGAGGCGGCCCTATTTAGAGCCGCCTTCTCTTGCCGCTAATGTCCGGGCCCAAGTCTCCAGGATCCGGGCCTGCTCCTCTACACTCTGCTCCTCGGCAGCCGTCTGCTCCCTCCGGGGCATGAAGTCAGCCGGTTCAAACGGTTTCCGCCGTTGCTTTGGATCCCGGTTGACATTGGCGATAGTGGCGGCAACTAATCCCGCCCGCCAATCCTCAACCTCAGTACCCCAGGGTTCGAGGCCGAAGAACGCTGCCCATTCGGTGAGCTCGCGGCTGTCAATGCGCTCCAGGAGCTCCCGAACCGTCATGCCGAGCGCCAGGGCTAATCGAAAGTAGAACCTGCGTTCAGGCCGTCTTCGGAGTTTTTTGCCAGCTCCTCCACGTCCTCATCTCGCAGGCCAGACAGCCTCTGCGCCACGTCAAAAATCTTGTCAAGCGCGGAGGCCGACTTTTGCCCAAGCAATTTCGCGTCAGCATCGCTAAACAGCCGCTTGCCATCGCCATCAACCACAGTCAGCGCCACTAACTTGGCCCGGATATTCCGCAGGTTCATGCGGGTGTCCTTGCCCCGCTGATCGACGATTGATTGCTCAAAGGCGTCCCGCTCGGCGCCGGTGAGAGTGCGCACCCTGACGCTACCGCCCCACTCGGGGATATACACCTCTTCGTGCTGCAGATCTTGCGCCTCTAGTATCGCATCTCTAGTCAGAAGCCCCATGACTTACACTCCTCCTGTGGTGATCTCACCAAACTCGTAGACACCAGTGAGCGCCAAGGTTACCTCGGCTTGCACCACTTCGCTGGAGCGAATTTCTTGTGGCCGATAGGCGGTGCAAATGGCGGCAAATGTCCAGCCATAGGAGTTCGGCAGCTCGATCCGATATTGCTTGGCCTCGCCCGCCTTGAAATCCTCCTCAAGATCTAGATGGCCCTGAACACTGGGATCGAAGTTGAGAACCACACTGACTTCGCCGGCGTCAATTAGCCCGGCTAGCTTCTTGCGCACCTCGCCGGGTGGATCCAGCTCGTCAACCTCCACGATCTCTCGCTCTGCTTGGGGCGGGGTGATCGAAGCGATCTGCGCGATCTCCTCGAATGCCCCCTGGGTTGCCGCTTCCCGATAAAACTTCGTCTTGCGTCCTGTGATTTCGGACATTTTCGTCACTCCTTATAGGTGATCATCACGTCGACGTGGTGATAGATCTCGTCTATCCCCTCTTGCTCGACTTGTCTGTCGCTCTCCACCGTTGCCAGTAGCACTTCCAGGGCCCCGGCCATCATGCCGGTGTAGCCCTCAACAGCATCGAAGACAGCCCTGGCCGCCGCCTCTGCCTCAGGCTGACTGTCAGCCATCGCAGTGACTTGGATCCGGGCCCGCCTCCATGCCACCGTAGTCAAGTCCGCTGCTGGCACCCGACTAATTAGCGGCTGGATCAAAATCAGCGGCTTGTCAGCCCCCGCAGGGACTCGCCGCTGATACAGTCTGTCGCCCACCGCCGCTTGCACCCCGGGGTCGCCGCGAAGGTGGACATACAGCGCTTGTCTTGGCTCAACACTCATAGGCCCAACCTCCTTCGCAACTCGTCAACGGCGGCCTGCTCGGCCTCCTCGAGCTTGGCGTCAAATGCAGGGCGCAAGAAAGGCTTAGGGGGGACGTCGCCAACCTTTTGTCCCTTGACTACAATCGCATGGCCACTTTCAACCAAATGCCCATACCAGCCCTTTTTGCCGGGCCCGACCCTGACGGTGACTCTAGCTTTTGTTTGCTTTGCCACAACGGCATGGATGTCGTTGGCCAGGGTGCCAGTGCGACGCGGGGCCAATCGCTCTGCCTCCACCCGCACCAGCTCGGCGCCGGCCAGGGTGGCTTCCCGCATGTGCTCCTTGGCTGTTTCCTCGGCAAGCATCTGGAGCTTGCGAGCGAGCAAGTCGCCCCCTTCGACTTTCATTCGCACCCTCATGCCCGCCTCACCGCCCTGATCTTGAGCCACATGCCGTCGTCTTTGAGGTAGTCGATATGCTTGATATCGTAGATCTCGCCATCGTATAGCAAGCGGTGGGTGTCTGTTTTAAGCTCGTCCAGAAACGCCACATACCTGACAACAAACTCCACAGTCTGCTCCTCGCCAACAGCTAGGGCCGCATAGTAGTCACGCCCCCATAGGCTGCTCCTCTCGGCCCACACGGTTTTCCAGTCATCCCAACCCGCCCCGATGGGATCGCCCCATTCGTTTTTCTTTTCGCTGTATTGTTGGATCACGATCTTCCGTCGGCATACCCTGCCCAAGTCCTTCATAGCGGCCTTTTTATCCCTCATCAGGCACCACCTCAGTCGGCAGGGTATCTATGCCTGCTTGCAGTTGTAGCCGCAACAACTCTTTGGCGTAGTTCTCCTCGAAATACTCCGAGGCATTGTTGTAGGTGTATCGGCAATAGTCAAGCAGCAGGGCCTTGGGCGGGCCCTCGGCCTCGAAGTCTAACTCGGCGCCAGTCAGAACATTGAGATACGCCTGCCCGCGGTTGATGATCCCTTGGATGTGAGCATCCTCTTCCTCCCAGGTGATCTTGAGATAGTTCTTAACCTCTTGTAGCAGCATGCGTATCACCTACCCATCCTCATCCGCCAACTCCACCAGCTTGCCATGGCCGGCGCCATTGATCTCTTTAAGCCGCCGCTTGGTGATAAACAAGTAAGTCCCCGCGTTATGCAGGGACTTACTGTACTTGTTGTAGAAGGTTCGGAGCACCCTAACCCTTACTTTTTTCTTGCTCACTCACACCAACTCCTCACGCCTCCGGCGTGTAGGTTACTACCAGGATGTACGTCTCCACGACGCCGCCGTTGGTAACGGTAATCACGATCACGTTCTGGCCCTCAGCCCAGGTTTGGTTCGTGGCAAGATCAGTCTCCTCGCCATTGAGGGTGGCTGTAATTACCGCATTGGTGTCCTTGGCAGTCGCCGCCACCAAATCAGCCGCGTTAGTGGTTTCGGCGGTGTAGTAATGAACATCCGCATTAAACGCCGGGCTGATCGCCACAGCACCGTCAGCAACCTTCAACCCATCGAGACGCGCATCTACATAGGGGGTAGTGCGCACAATCGGGTAGACGGGCCGC